ATCAATTCCAATGACAAATCCCCTATTAATAGCAATATCACCGTGATGATTTTTTAACTGTTGTATCATTATTTGATTTAAGTCTTCCAATTCCTCTGTTTGAATAATAGCAAGAAAGAGGTCTGCGGTTGCAGGTAATCCAAATGATTCGGATGTATCTTCTAACCCTACATCCGAACTACCGAAACCTGAACGTGTGGTCTGAGTTGCAGACCAAATGGGCACGTTAAATTCAACTGCCAGTCCCCTAAGTTCTTCTGCTATTGCTTTAACATAAAAGTATGAATTAACAGAATTTCCTCCTGTTAATCGTTGAGAGGCACAGATATTAAGATAATCAATGTAAATAATATCTGGTTTGAAATCTTTCTTTAAGGATAATTCGTTTAATAAATGTCTGAAATGCCCAGTATGGGCCTGCGATGTAGGGAATTCCTTAATAAGAATCTTCCCTTTAACTTTCTGTTTGAGTTGTTCCATCTTTCGGTCATACATTACTTTGGTCAAATCTTTCAATCGATTCAATTCGATATCGAGTAGATTTGCATCGATTCTTTCTGCTATCCTTTCCTCAGCCATCTCCATTGTAACGTATAGAACATTCTTTCCAATAGTCAGATTCGATGCCGCCATATGACACATACCAATTGTCTTACCGACACCAGTTCCAGCCATAAGAATGTTCAATGATTTTCGTGTGACTCCTCCCTGTGTAATCTTGTTTAGATATTCAATATCGAATGGAATTTTCTCTTCCCGTGTATGATAAAAATCAAATCGTTCATCAGAATCCTCTAGAAAATCGTGTCCGATATGAGTATCGAAAGAGACGGCTAAAGCATCGGACAATAAATCTGGTATTGCTCCATCTTTTTTCTTCTTATGCTTTCCGTCAATAATTTCAATTGACTCCATAATAGCATTATAGACGGCTTTATCTTTACAAAACTTTTCAGTTTCGTCCAGGAGCCATTCTTTATTGCTGTCCGTTTCTTTAAGACCCTTAACTAATGCGTGTACTTCTTCATATATTGTGGAACTAATATCACCCCTCTCATCTATTGCAATCTGGAGTGCTTCTTTTGTAGGTACATCATTATATTTTGTCCAGAATTTTTGTATCTCTGAGAATACCACTTTTTCTGTAGCATCCATAAAATACTCATCTTTTAAAAATACGATTACCTTTCGAGCATACTCCTCATTATGTAGGAGATTAGATATTATAGTCTCTTCAATATTTACCATTCTTTAATAATCCTTTTGTCTTATCTATTTCCAGTTTGATGGCTTCTTTCACTTGAGTTTCTACAATTTTACATACTTCATCCTCGTATTGTATTTTGTCTAAAGGATTGTCTTCTATAAAATTATATCCAAAAGATACTATATCGCAATCATCATTCAAAGTCAAGTCGTATATTGCGAATGTTGTTTTGTCCTGAGTCTTTATATAAAAGACATCCGATTTGGTTTCTTTACTCATCGGACTCACTCTTTTGAATCAGATCCTCTACTTGCATTGGAGCTGGCTCATCAATTGATTGGAGCAATCCTGCACCCATAGCAAACGTATCTTCTACATACTTCGTAAATTTTGGATCGTCAATCAGACCAGTCCAAAATTCTGGTTCTTCAGTAGCGGATGCACGAACCTTCTCTTCTGAAGTTTCGCCTGTTTCCATATCAACTTTTGAATACCATCCCATTGTGGGTTTAACTACAAATCCTCCTTCAAGAGCAACATCTAGTAATCCAGACCACTTCTTGATCCCACCTTCCCAGGTAACGGAAATAGGTATTTTAGATTTCTCTTTAACAAATCGAGATTTTTCAACATTGATAATAAAATGATATCCTTGAATTTCTGTTCCCTTTTTGTCTTGTTGTCTACCGATAATCCAAATATTATCTGCGGAGTAATACACTCCAGTACCACCGGAGACAACCGCTTTAGAAAACATTTCTTGAGTTTGATATGTGTGGTTGACTGCAACTAATGGAACATCTTTCATACTCAAATACGGGGTTATCATTCTAAACAAAGATTTTAATTGTTTAGCCCGTGTCATATCCGCAACAGATTTTTCATCCTTTGCATCATCCACTTCTTTCTTAGATGCTAGATTACCTATGGAGTCAATCATAACATATACTTTGTCTTCAATCTCAATCTCCTCAAGTTGCTTGACAAGATCAAATTTCAACTCCTCAATATTCTTAATTGGAATGTGTATAACTCTGTCTGTATCAATATTCAACGAACTGAAGTAATGTTCTGGAGTTCCGAATTCAGAATCATAGAATAGACAAATTGCTTCTGGATATTTATCCAGATACGCTTTCATCATTAATAAACCAAATGCTGTTTTGAAATGCTTTGATGGGCCGGCAAGGACTGTCAGACCACTTGTTAAACCACCGTCAAGTCTACCGCTTAATGCGACATTGACCATTGGAACGGCTGTGGGAATTTCGTCTTTCTCTTTGAAAAGCGTGGACTTTGTCAATTGTGTAGATTTAATAGAACCTGCTTTATGCAGGCGTTCCATCAATCGTTTTTGTGCTACAATATTATCACTCATTTATTTCTCCATAATATATTCAAATGTTACAATTATACACAAATTAAGGTGTATTGTCAAGTCTTTTTATGCTTTTACAGGATTGTCCCTCAACATCTGTAAATCAAAAGGCTTTCTCATATTACCCCATCGGGTATAATAAATAATGGGATATTTAGGAAACATTTTCAAAAAATCTTTAGTAGTCTCGCCCAGTACAGTAGCTACTATATTGTGATCAGTAGGAACTGATCCTTCACCATAAATTTCTCGCCCGGCAATTAACGTATCTATTCGTTTAGTTGTAGCTTGAAATCCATTCAAATCCATCATTTGAGCGGCAATTGCTTCTGACCAAATACTTCCAACAATATATCCATCTTCATCAAGACTAAATTCTTGATCGGATTGTATTTGACCGAACTTTGCTCTATTTCTAAGATTAGCAATATTCTCCTGAAAGTTTTTTGTAAAGCCTTCCCAGCTTGAACTTGCAGAAGCTCCTGCTACTCCTTCTAAATCTATTTTAGCCATATCTTCTATCCAAAAAATGATTCTAGCGAACTTTTCTCTTCCCAATCCCAACCGACAGGCTGTAGAACTCCTTCAAGAGGAGAAAGAAACGCTTTTTCAAATTGCGTATCATAATCGACCCATCGTTCTACCTCAAACTCTGGTGGGAGTCCATCTAGAAATGCAATCGCATTACTGTTAAAAGGATTCGGTGTTTTCAAGTAAATGAATTTTAACTTAGCACCGTCTCCAATTTTCTCAGCATTCTTAATATCGTGTTTCTTCAGCAAAGAATTATACACTTTAGCGGCACGTGCGTGAATCGGCACAGACTTATCGGCGTGTTCATACTTCGTGTAATCAGTCAGACCCCTCGGAAATGCAATATCAGGTATATCTAAAGTACGAAATTCTTTCTTATATTTATGCACCAAGTCTTGCAATTCACGTTCTGAACCCGTTAACATAATATTTACTGCTTCTTTCAACTTGCCTCGAACATTAGCAGGAGTAGAAGATTTGACAATCTCCATACCCATTACTTTCATATGAGGTTTTTTGTATCTAACTCCCTCGGAATCGTATACGTTTAAAGCGTATCGTTTCTTGGCTGTCCAGACACCCTTATCAGCAATAACTTCACGACCCATAAACATCTTTTGTTCATAAGCATTTACGTAATTTGCTAATTCTTCATATGACTTGCTAATCATAGGTTCAAAGGCTTCTTTAATTGCTTTATCTAAGATATCAATTACTTTGTTCTTATCGTCTGATTTGATGAATTTTTCAACAAACTTCCCCAAACGGAGATAGACGGAATCAGTATCAATTGCAACCACATAATCATAATCATTAGTCTCTAAATATTTGTTCAGAAAATCATTCAAGGCTTTTTCAATCCATCGAATTGCTAACTGCCCTCCGGTCGTAACAGCCTCAGAGTTGCGTAAATCGTAATATCTAAACCATTGATTACCAAGTGCTCCATAAGCAGAATTTAGCTGGATCTTTTTAGCCATCTGAATGTTCAGATTTTTGCTAATTTCATTACCGACATCATCTCCCTCTTCTTTTCGTTGTTGGGCATCGAGCATCTTTTTCTTATATTGTACTCGATCAGTATAAATTTGTTCCATCAATTCTGGGAGAAACCCTCTCTTATCTTTTCGATACATTGTTCCATTAGGAGCAACAGTATATCCCTTCGCCTCAACATCTGATAAATCTGCTTCTTTTGACAAAAGACTGTCCACATCTATATCAGACTTATGACCGACGATGGTCTCAGGACTGATATTATATTGCATAATCAAATGCGGATATAGAGAATTCAAATCAAACGATACTACCCAATCGTGAAATCCGGCAATAGGTTCTTTGACATATGCACCAGTGAAAGTACGTTCTTTCGAGTGGGAAGTTTTCGTGGGACATACTATATTCTTCTTTCTTAAATGGTCGTAAATAATCGCATCCCAGATATTAACTGTACCGAATACATCAACAAAATTAACTTTTGCATCATAGGCCATTGTAATACCCAACTCGATGATTTTCAGCTTATCATCGATCCGTTGAACCAATTCAACATCTTTGATATTATAGTCGATAAATTTTTGGTGATCTGTTCGGGCAAGTTTGAATAATGAACCAGCTTCTTCGTATGAAATCTTACGTTCACCCAATTCAACTTGGGCTATGTGATCTAATCTATAGGATTCTGCAATACCTCCAACTGCAAATTTCTTATAAAGTCGCAGATAGTCCATAGTGGCGACACCATATATGTCGTATACTGTAGAATCTTTACCATACATTTGTTTAATATTGCGTTCTTTAATCCAAGAGAACGGGGAAAGTCGTTTGACTTCTTTTGGACCAAACAGTCGAGTCAAACGATTGACCAAATATGGAATATCGAAATGCTCAATATTCCAACCGGTCAAGATATGTGGTGGGGATTTTTCATATAATTCGAGGAACCGAAAAAGTAGTTCTTCTTCAGTATCACACTTGAAATATTCACATCGAATATCATCTCGGTTATTAGTCCAGTCTCCTAGACCCCAAGTAAAGTATGTATCTTCGATAGAATCATATACGGTAATAGCATTGACTACCGATATGGCTTTGTCTGGTTGTGGAAAACCTTTTTCAGAATCAACTTCAATATCGATATTCCAGATACGAATTTTAGAGACATCATAATCAACATCTCCTTTCCATTCTTTACAGGTATATTGAAGTGTAAAATTATCATTGCCGTGAATACTAAATCCATCAACATTTTCGTATTGTTTGATAAAATCTCGGGTTTCTTTGATATTCCCTGGTGATATCGTATAGACCTTCTTGTCATCTAAGGTTCGATAGGGAGTCTCACCCTTCTTACCTTCGACAAACATCGTAGGTTGAAAGTCTTCTCGTCTTATGAAGTCGTTACCCGTTTGGGTATTGACTCCACGAACAAGAACCTTATTTCCAAGTGTACCAACATAAGTATAAAATCTCATAATGTAATTATTATACTATACTTGGTCGTCATTGTCAAGTTCTAAATTATGACCTACTCCTTCCCCTTGGCATTTTTCTGTAAGTGGATTCCACCATCCACCATCAGGACATCTTTTCTGTGTTAGACTATCTTCTGCTTTTAATCTCTCTGGTGTTTTCTCTTCTGATTTAATCGTAAAGGTAGGTTTGACCTCTGAATCGACAAATCCAGCTTCTTCATCAGTAGCAAACCTAGGTAATTCTTCTCTTGGATAGTCAGCAGTATGTTTTGTGCCACAATATGGACAAAAATATCCACTATCTTCTAATCTTCTTGAATCTTGACCTGCGGCAGTCATTATCCAATCTCGTAAACATTTTTCACATTCGTATTTTTTAGTATTAACTTCGCTTATTATTAAAGATGGCATTAGTGTTCTCCTGGATAATGTATGTACGTTTTAATCATATATTTCGTTTCATTAAGTGGGGTTTCTCCACTATGAGGATAACCAAACCACGTCGGAGCAATAAGAAGTCTACCTTTGACAGGATTTATTCTTGTCTGAATTGTTTTGAAAAGTGTACCTCCACC